GGAATACAAAGGTGGCTGGTATCACAATCCTGAAACTAACAGAAATACACCTTCGTGCAGACATACGTGGTATCAAATTATTGTAAATAAGTAAGTTATGGCACATTTAATAAGCACAACAAATCTTAAAGCGTTATCTTACATTTCTTCAAATGTAGATGATTTATTACTTTCAACTTTAATTACACGTGTTCAAGATACTGTATTAGAGTCAATTTTAGGCAGTCAATTATTTAACCGATTATTAGAGGGTGTAGATAATAACGATTTAAACCCTGACGAGATTCTTTTATTAGATACTTATATTTCGCCTTGTTTAGTGGCTGCTGTTGAAAAGAGAGCTACTGACATGACAACATTAGAACTTAGACAAATTGGAGTTTCTCGAGTAAGTTCGGATGGTGTAAATACTGTAAATGAGCAAGAATTAAACCGTTTAAGCAACTCTTTAAATAAGGACTACAACTTTTATCGTGAAAGGTTGATTAGATTCTTAAAATTGAATTATACGGTTTATCCTGAGTACACAACTTACTACTATTCTTTGTATCCTTGTGAGGGTTTAAATCAAATCAATCCTGATCAAGGTCATTCAGATACTAATATCAACTTCGCATGATAACGAGTATTAACCAACTATCAGACGAGCTTAAAGCTATTCAAGAGGCACACTACCAGCTTAATTCTTATTATTTTGGTGAGTTTAATTTGGCTTTGCAGAATAGATCTTTGGAATATCCTGTTATGATTTGTGATTATAATAGCGGCTCGATTAATATTTCTAATACTTCGGTGCAATTATTCATAATCGTAGCGGATAAAGTTTATAAAGACAATTCAAATCTAATCGAAACTAAGTCGGACACGTTGCAAATATGTAGAGATATCTTTAATGTAATGAAGAAATCACAAAGATGGCAAGTTTTAGGGCGTGTAACTCAAGGCAGCGTAAATGCATTTGTTGAAAGGGGTAAAGATGAGGTTGCTGGTCATGTAATGAATGTATCTATTGAGCTTAGAGATTCAAACGGACTTTGTGAGTTGCCTTTAAATGGTTACGATTTTGGTGGAAGTGGAAGTGCTAGTTGTGACCCTGTTCTAATCGTTAATTCAAACGGTACTTTTAGCGTATCGGTTGCAAGTGGCTCAACGTACGAATTAGAAGATATGCTATTCAAAGTGTATGTGAATAGTAATTTTAAAGAAGATATAACAATAATAACCTTAGATAATTAAATTATGCCAAATACAGTAAACATTTATGTAAATAAGACAGATTTAGGTCTTAACAATGTAGATAACACGAGTGACTTGAATAAACCAATTTCAACAGCTACTCAGACAGCTTTGAATGGTAAAGAGGATGTTGCTAATAAGTCTACAAATACAAGTTTAGGAACTAGTGACACGCTTTACCCTAGTCAAAAAGCAGTTAAAACTTATGTTGATTCTGCAGTAAGTGGTGCTGCTGTACCTACTTTATCACAAGTAACGGCGGTAGGTAGTTCAACAAGCACGCCTATTTCAGTTTTGAATGCTACATTTAACTCTAATATCACGCCTAGTCAAATAACTACGTTTAGAGGAACTAAAGGAGTTGTGAATGATGCTGAAGGTGAAGTATGGATAAACACAAATGGAAATTTCAAAGGTAAATTTAAAGCAACTGATTTAACAGCTGAAATCAATCTAGAATTTCCAAATAAAACAGCAGGTACTTATACTATAGCTACCACTGATATGAAAGGTGCTGCGAATGGTTTTGCTGAGTTAGATGGCACAGGAAAAGTTCCAAGTTCTCAATTACCTTCATTTGTTGATGATGTTGTAGAATATACTACTTTATCTGCATTCCCTGTAACTGGTGAAACAGGAAAAATTTACATTGCCTTAGACACTAATTTAACTTATCGTTGGAGTGGTTCGGTTTACGTAGAAATTAGTCCTAGCTTAGCTTTAGGTGAAACTTCTTCTAGTGCCTATAGAGGTGACAGAGGTAAGATAGCATACGATCACTCACTACTAACTAGTGGTAATCCTCACAACGTAACAAAAACAGACGTAGGGCTTTCAAACGTGCCTAATTTAGATGCGACAAACCCTGTTAATATAGTTCAAACTGCTAGTTATAGACTAGTTTCAGACACTGAAAAAAGCACATGGAATGGAAAAGAGAATGCAATTACAGCAGGTACAACATCTCAATATTATAGAGGTGATAAAACATTTCAAACTTTAGATAAAACAGCAGTAGGATTAGGTAATGTAGACAATACAAGTGATGCTAATAAACCTATTTCTTCAGCAACGCAAACAGCTCTAGATAACAAGTCTGATAAAAACATTACGTTAGATAGAAAAACAGCATCTTACACGCTAGTAGCTAACGATAATGGAAAGTTAATAGAGATGAACGTAGCTACAGCTAACACGTTAACAATTAATGCTAGTTTATTTTCAGCAGGAAATCAATTACTAGTTAGCCAATACGGAGCAGGTCAAACGACTATAACAGCAGGTGCTGGTGTAACTTTAAGAAGTTCGGGAGGTAAGTTAAAAACTTCTGCTCAATATTCGTTAGTTACGATTATAGCAATTAGTAGTACAGAATTTTACGTAGCAGGTGATTTAACAGCATAATTATGATACTAGGAATAAACGGAATTTTAGCAGGTAAGGGAGCGGATACAGATGCTTTGGCATTTATAACAGCTGCTAATATTACAGATACAACTCAAAAAAGTGCGATTACTCAATTAGTTTCTGACTTAAAATCTGCTAACATTTGGACAAAAATGAAAGCAATCTATCCATTTGTGGGAGGTACAGCAAGTTCACATAGGTTTAATTTGAAAGCACCTACAACTAATGCAAGTGATTTTTATTTAACGTTTAATGGCGGATGGACACACTCAAGCACAGGTGCTAAACCTAACGGGACAAATGCTTATGCAGAAACTAATTTTGTTGTAAAAAACAATTTAGATTATACTTCACTTTTACATTTTAGTTATTACTCACGAACAAATACAACATTATCGACTAATCCACCGTATAGATATGATATGGGTGTAGAGTGTTATAATGGTGCTACTTATGTTGGTGGGGCAGGTTTAAATATAAGAAGAAGTGATAAATCTACATTTTGGATAGCAGCTTTTGGTTTACAGGTTGCGTATTCTTTTTCGGGTTCTACGAATACAGCAAATTCATTAGGATTATTTATTGGTAATACAACAGCAACTAATACTAAAATAATTAAGAATAATACAACTTTAATACAAAATCAAGGTGCTTCATCTTCAGCGTATGATTTAATGAATAGCTTAGCAACAAGTAGTGTTTGGATTGGAACTTTAAACGAACCTAATTATGTTGCTCAAAATAGATTTACGGATAAAGAAGCTGCATTTATTTCGATTGGTTGGGGGTTAACAGACTCAGAATTAACATCGTTATATAACGCTGTACAAACGTACCAAACTACTTTAGGCAGACAAGTATAATCTTAAATAAAAAAATATAAAACATGCAAAACGTATACAAATTAACAGAAGAACAAAAAGACCTTTTAGTAGGTCAAACATGGGACGGAATTACATTTTTTAACCCTATTTTAGATGCAGCTGGGAATTACTTCGTTTCTCAAGAAGAAGTAAACGGTTGTGAAAAACCCGAATTTCAATGGTTGAAATCATGTGAATTGATTGAACACAATCCAGTAGTACCTAACATTGAAAGATAATTATTAAATTAGCACCATGAACGAGATTAAAAATTTATTAGAAATTATACGTAAAATGAAAACTACGGTAATTTTAATCCTGTTTGTGGTGTTTGTTTTATTCTATTACAAGCCACTAATCACTGAATTGATTGAAACAAAGGTTAAAAAGCCTGATGAAGTAAAGAAGGATATTAACAATAATGTTTTGATTCAAGAAATGTTAAACGATTTAATGGTTAAATACAAAGCGGATAGGTGTTATGTGTTTCAATTCTCTAACAATGTAATGTACTACGATGGAACTCATAGAAATCATACTAGCATGAGTTTTGAAGTTTGTGCAAATGGTGTTAGTTACGAGTCAATTAATTTACAAAAATTACCCGTTAGTTTGTTTCCTGTGTTTTTACAGGAAGTAATGCTTAATAAATGTATTTACAGCAACGTTAATTGTATGCAAGAAACATCTACACGAATAGCATTAAAAAAACAAGGTGTTAAAAGTTTAATCGTTGCACCTTATTTTAAAGATGGTTATTTCGTGGCCTATATAGGTTTAGATTACGTTAAAGAACACAACGATTTAGATTTTGATTATAATGATTTTAAAAGAGAAACAAACGAAATAGGTAAAATTTTAACACAATGAATATAATAGAAAGATTTAAAGCACCGACTCCAAAGTTTTGGAAGAAAGTGCAAACAATAGGCTTATCATTAGCAGGAATCAGTGCAGTGATATTATCTGCACCAGTTAGTTTACCAGCAGGTATAGTTACATTAGCAGGTTATATGGCTACAGCAGGAGGTGTTGTAGGAGTTATTTCACAATTAACAGTAGAAGGTAATGCTAACAACTAAACAACTAATTGAAAAGTATGGTAAACCTAACGAAACAGGTGCTGGTTACCTTGTAGCAATTGATTTGCCTTATCCTATGAGATTGGCATGGGATTTAAACACTAAAGTAAAACGTATAAGTGTACATAAATTAGTTGCTGAGAACTTTAAAGCGGTTTTCAATGACTTATTAGCACATTATGGTTATGAGAAAATAGTAGAATTAGGAATAGATTTATACGGAGGTACTTTCAACTTTAGAAAAATGCGAGGTGGTACTGATTGGAGTAAACATAGTTGGGGAGTAGCCATCGATCTTGATCCTGCAAGGAATACGTTAAAAGAAACCAAAAGTACAGCGAGATTTGCACGACCTGAATACCAACCAATGATTAACATTTTCTATAAGCATGGATTTATTTCTTTAGGTGTAGAAAAAAATTACGATTTCATGCACTTTGAGATAAGAAAATAATTACTATATTTGATTGTTCATTCTTTTCAAATTTTAAATTAAACAATTAAGGCTATTTCGGTAGCCTTTTTTTTATTGTATGAAACTATCTGACTTAGAGCAAAAACTAAAAGAGATTAAAGAGTTTAAAAACCTTAATCTTACACATGGGAAAATTACCGATCCTCAAAAATTCATTGACTTAAATATTTCTTATTTAAAAGCCCATTCGGGAAATCGTAGATATTTGGCTTATTATGATAGACTTCTAGAGTTTTATCTCCTTAACAAGTAAATCAAATATTAAAATATTCTTAGAAAATATAACTTTTATTTTGTAGTTAAGTTATTTTATATATCTTTGTGTATATAAAAATTAAAAAATATGCGAGATAAAACACTACTACAAACGTACAAAGACTACTTTTTGAAAGAAGTCCCTAATACGTTAGAATGGACACAACTTAAAGTGATAGCCATTAAACGATTAAAAGCAAACCGATTTAAGCTAAACGAAATACAGGAAGTAATCGGAATATGTTACAAGAACGTTTTAAAGCTAAACAGCCGAGAAACTAACAAAGAGTTAGAACTATTATTTGACACTCTAATAAGCGAAAAAATTTATCCAATTAAACAAAACAACAAAATAACATGGACAAAATAATATATCTAGGCGTAATGATATCTTTTTTATACGTTGTAAAGGTACTTCTTACTAAAATGGAAGAAAGATCCGAGTATAGAAATAAAGTACGTGAGAGAAGAGAAAAAGTACGTAACTACGAAACTATAGATTATAGTGGTTTTAATCCAAATACTGGGCGTTATGAAAATTGATATTATAGAATTATCTAAAATGACAGTAACTGAAAGAATTATTTTAAGAAATAAAGCTCTAAGTTATATTTCACAAGGTTATAAACTTCTGCAAGTTCAAAATATAATGAATACTTCACAAAATGGAATAAGTGAAATAATAGCATATAAACCATGCATAAAAGTTGAGCTAGGATCTAGGAATGAAACTTACTTTCATGAAGAAGAAATGATACAAGGGTATAAAATACCAAGTTATAAAGATTTATCTATTGATGAAAAAATAATATTTGACAAGTTATGATTGAAAGTACTACATATATGTGTCGATTAATGTTTAATGATGTTAAACAATATTTCGATAAAGAAGATTTAGAACGTTTTGAAAGCGATTTTAAAGCCTTAGAGGAGCTTTTTGAAGAGCAAATAAAACAAGCATACCATCAAGGATATCAGGATAGATGGCACGTAGATAGATGCGATTTAGATAAAGCATTTAACGATTATTTTAACACCTATAAAAAATGAAACAGCTAAACATTATGTATCAGGTGATTTTATTATCACAAGTTACACTAGAAAAATTAGAAGAATTGGACGACAACAACCTATTCAAAAAGAATAACATGGAACTATTTGAAAACTTTTACAACGTTATTGTTGACCTTGCTGAAAATAGCACGGATAAGTTAACAGATAAACAAATTCAGTCCTTCCAATATAACACGGATAGGATGCGAAAACTAGTAGAAAAAATAAATATTAAGAGTGTATTATGAAAATTGGAGACGAAGTAAAATGTATTAAGCAGTATGTTTATGGTGCTGGTCACCCGAATGGTAATAGAAATGCTTTAATTGTAGGTGCTACTTATAGGGTAACAGATCAAAGCTGGTCCATGAATACTTTCTCAATAGTAGATAATTTTGGTAATAAACTTTGGTTTAATACTGAAAACGATCACTTCGAAATGGAAAAAAAAGATTCTATTGTAGAAAGTGTAATTAACAAGTATCAACAACGCTCTAAATTAGGGATAAGTAAATATGGCACTACCTTACAGGATAATAATGCGGATAATTTCCTTATACACCTTCAGGAAGAGCTAATGGATGCATCTCTTTACATTGAAAAGTTATTGACTCAATTAAGAAAAGGAGAAGAAACAGGAGGTTTTTTAGGATAGTTATGAAAAGAAAATGCTTTACGTGTCAGGTAGAAAAACCACTATCTGACTTTACACCTAACAATAGGAAATATCAAATTAAAAAATACAAAGGTATGCTGTTAAATTGTGATGAGTGTATCCTAGAAAAAACAAAGGATCAAAGAAGTTGTGTATATTTTAATTTTGATACTAACAAGTATGAAGTTCACAACTTTAAGAGTGAAGAAGAAATTTTATTGTTTTACGATAACAAATTGAACAATGTACGATAAAGCACCAATACCATTTACCTGTCCTTCGATTGATTCAGCGATTGATATAATTCAACATTGTGAGATGCCTGAGTACGACCGCTACCTAGTCCTAGATTTATTAGAAGAACTGCGAGAGGACAACGCTAAACTTCGAGAATATATTAATGAAATATTAGAAAATAATTAAAAAGTATAACCTTTATTTGTTGTATAAGTTATTTGTATATATTTATAAGGTATTTAAAATTTAAAGAAATGAGTAGAGTATTAAAAAGAGTATTAACAAGAAAATCTATTTTAGGTTTTGGGTATGCTGAATACAGAGATTTATCTGTTCAAATGTTACTTGATTTAAATAAACATAATTTGCTAATTGATATATATTATGGTTTAGAAAAAATAGATTTCATTCCTGATATTTTGGATGAGTTAGGCATTACAGAAGAATTTAGATTGATAAAACCTTCAAAAGATAGAGTTATGAGAGGTAAATTTTACACTCATTTAATTAACAATAGAGATGAAGAAAAAGCTTTTAAAATAATGGCATCAAATTTTTGGGATAATAAAATAAGAAGTAAAAACAAAGAAAAAGGAGACAGTTATAAATATGGTAGCAAAGGTTATTTAATGTATAAAAATCACGGAAAATGAATTAATATGGAAACTTGGAAACATTTAAAAGGGCAGTATTCAATCTCTAATTTTGGTAGAATACGTAACGATGAAAGAAACACGTTCTTAAAGCCATTCTTAAAAGGTAAACACTCTACTAGAGTTAGACTAACATTAGAGAATGCAAGTCGATTTAAAACGATATATGTAGCAAGTGAGGTGGTAAGAAAGTTTATCACACCTGAATTTAAAAAGGTAGTAAGAAAAGATAAAAATGTTTTTAATAATCATATAGACAATTTGATTGTTTATTAAAATAAAAAGGTTATATTTGTAAACGTAATAGCCGTCATCCACAATAAGCGATTACACTAAACAAGTTTATTTTACAACAAAATATGCCGTATTAGGTTAAGGGAGTGGATGCCCGAGACTTAATACGGTTTTTTTATTATCATATATTATGAGAGAAAAATTACAAAAACAGTATGAGAATTATGAAGATTCATTATTTTTCATCGAATGCGCTTTTGAAAGTCTATTAAAAGCAAACACAAAAGAAAAACAAATCGTTTTTTTTATTCATAACCATTTTAAACAACATGATAAATGTGATTTTATCCAAATGAAAAAATGTGCTAAACATTGGAGTAATGTTGCATTTGATAAATTAAACAACCATGATTTTTTAAATTATAAATCTTGTGTTTTTGCAGTTAGCAATTACAGAATTATATGTAAAGAAATGGAGAGTTTAATAAATGAGATTGAAAATTCTTTATGCGATTAGTTATGAGAGATTCAATGATATTTTACCGTAGTTTTTATGAAGCAATCAAAGAACTACCATTAGAAACACAAGGAGAAATTTATAATGCGATTTTTACTTATGGTTTAGACTTTGAAGTAACTGAATTGTCAGGTGTTAGCAAAACAATATGGACTTTAATAAAACCACAAATTGATGCTAATATAAAGCGATTTGAAAACGGAAAGAAACCAAAAAACAAGCAAACAGAAAGCAAAACAGAAGCAAAAAATAATCAAGATGAAAGCAAAACAGAAACTAATAACAATAACAATAACAATGTAAATGATAATGTAAATGTAAATGTAAAAGATAAAGTAATAAATAATATTAAAGATCGCAAAACAAGTTTTGCTATTTCTTTAGAACCTTATTTAGAATTATACAATAGAGAGATGTTAAACAACTTTTATATGTATTGGACTGAACATGGTGAAAAGGATAAAAAGATGAGGTTTGAAAAGGAAAAATCTTTTGATGTAAAATTAAGATTATTGAATTGGAGTAAAAGAAGTGAAAGTTTTAAGCAAAAAGAATTTAAAAAAGAAGTTTTATTTGTAACTCCAGAGGGAATAGAAATTACTGATAAGTTAGTATTACATGTTTATCAACAAACAGGAAAAGTATGATACTTAAAGACGGACATTCAACACAAACTATTTTAGATTATAAAAATGGTTTAATACCTAGAGGTCTTGAATTAGGTATTCATTTTGATGAACATTTTGTTCATAAGCATGGACAATTGAATTTTGCACTTGGACATGATAACGTTGGTAAAACTTATTTTATGGAGTGGTATTTTTTAGCTTTAGCGACAAATCATAACTTAACTTTTACTTTGTTTATGGACGAAAACCCACCTTACAAAGTTTTAAGAGATATGCTTAAAATGTATTTAGCAAAGCCAATAGAAGAAATGACTGAACTTGAAATTAAAAAAGGTTTAATTAAATTAGAGCATCATTTTAAGTTTGTAGACAATACTAAAAGATACACTCCAGAGGAACTTTTAAACGTGTTTAACGAAACAAATACAGATGTTTATTTAATAGATCCTTTTAATGCTTTAAAATCTTCAATGACTTATGCAGGTAATTACGATGTTTTAAACGAACTTAAAATGTTTTGTAAACGTACAGGAAAAACTATTTATATAAATGCACATCCATCAACTGCTGCTGGTCGTAAACAAGCTGTATATCCAAAAGGTCATAACTGGGAGGGTCATATAATGTTTCCTTTTAAAGATGATATTGAAGGTGGTAAACCTTTTTCAAATAAAGCAGATGATTTTATAATTATTCATCGTTTTAATGGACATGAAAATTTAAGATTTACAACACTAGTAGAAGTAAAAAAGATTAAAGATACTGATACAGGTGGAAGGCAAACTTTAAATGAACAACCTATATTTTTTGATTATAACTTTGGGTTTGGCTTTAAATGTGGTGGTAAAGATGTTATTAAAAGACCAAAAGAAGTACAAACAGATGCTTTTATACCAAAAAACGAGCCTATAAAACCAGCAAACCTAATGAATATAGGTAGGGAAGTAAACGAATTTAAACCATTAACAGATGAACAATTACCATTCTAATGAAAGAACTAGATTTAATATTGAGCCAACAAAGGCTTTTAAAAAACATAATTAAGATTCAAAACTCAGTCCAAGACATCGAACTAAAACATAAAGATCGTAAAGACTTAATTGATTCAATGAATGAAAGTATTCACGAACTAACACTAGTCCTTAAAGATTTTAGAAATTTAGAGCAAAACCTCAAAACAGTATCTCAGATGAACGATAAAGTAAACGAAAGATATTATATACTAAAAAGAGAATATAATTCGTTAGAAGCCGTTAAAACATCAAATAACGATACTGAAAACTATATCTTATCTTTGGAGAATGAGAATAGAGAACTTAAAAATAAATTAGATATTTTAATAAAAGAATTATAAAAGTAACTTATATTAAAAATAAAAGTTATATTTGTAGAAATTTAAAACTAAAAGTTATGATAACAAGTGAGATTAAACAGAATGTAAGAATATTATTACAGAAGTATCCTGAGACACGAGACTGCGATTTAAAATTAGTTGCAATGTATTGGAGTAATTTTGATGAGTGTCATGCATCTGTTACTATAAACCAAATATACAATGGTCATGTTACGCACTTCGAAAGTATTAGAAGGATTCGACAAAAACTCCAAGAGCAGAATGAAGATCTAAGAGGTGTAAGATATAAGACTAGAAAAAACAAGTTAGAAAAGGAAGTAAGGGAAACAATTAAAAATGATTAAAATGAAGATATTAAATTTATATGCTTGTTTGGGTGGGAATCGTTATAAATGGGACGAGGTAGCAAAAGAAAAAGGAATTGAAATAGAAGTTACAGCGGTTGAATTAGACTCCGAAGCAGCAAGATTATATCAAGAAAGATTTCCAAATGACAAGGTAATAGTCGCAGATGCTCACCAATATTTATTAGACCATTATAAAGATTTTGATTTTATCTGGTCAAGCCCTCCATGTCCAAGTCATTCACGTGCCAGGTATTGGAATAGTTCAAACTACGACACGACTACAGAACCTATCTATGCAGATTTAAAATTATATGAAGAAATATTGTTTTTACAGCATTATTATAAACATGGTAAATTTGTCGTTGAAAACGTAATTCCGTACTATGAACCTTTAATCCAAGCACAAAAAAGGGGTAGACATTTATACTGGACTAATTTTAATTTGCCTAATGATTGTAACGATAGAGGTTTCAAAATATCACAAGAAAAAAACGAATTATCAGCATTGTGTAAGTTTCATGATTATGATTTCAATTTATATCAAGGTAATCAATCAATAATTAAAATGGCACGTAACCTGGTAGACTATAAAGCTGGAAGAACTATTTTTGAAACTGCTTTAGGTATTATAAGAAAGAAAGATGAAAAGCAAATTTCTATTTTTGACGAATTAAATGATTAAGAAAATACACGTTTTACTAAACAAACTAGATGAACTCTTTGAACTACCAAAAGGTACTAGTAAGATAGAAGTAAGAGAAACAATTAAAAATGATTAAAATGAGTATTAAAAAAAAATTTTTTGTAAGATCTATTAATACAAATGATTGTAAAGAATGGTTGTTAAAAAAACATTATCTTAGAAGAATGACATCATTTACTTATTCTTTTGGTCTTTTTGAAAATGATTTATTAGTAGGGATAATAACATTTGGTAATGCTATACCATTAACTATGAAAAAATCATTATTCGGAGAAAAATATATGGATATTGTTTTTGAACTAAATAGGCTATGTACAAATGATAATTTAGATAAAAATGCGACATCATTTTTTATTGCTGAGTCTTTTAAGTTACTACCAAAGCCTATGATAATTGTAAGTTATGCAGATAAATCTGTAGGACATAATGGTTACATTTATCAAGCAACTAATTTTATATTCACTGGTGAAAGTCACACTCAATTAGATTGGAAACTAAAAGGTAAAGAACATATACATAGCAGGACTTTAATGGACGAATTTGCGTTTGAAGAAGATAGAATAGAAAAATTAAAGGAAAAATATGGAGATCAACTATACCAAGTTAAAAGAGAGCCTAAATACAGGTATGTATATGTTTTATCAGGTAAAAAACAAAAAAAAGAAATTATGAAACATAAATTATTTGAATGTAAACAATACCCAAAAGGTGAAAATAAAAGATATGATGCGAGTTATATGCCATCGATTCAAACTATTTTATTTTAAATGATTTCTAAAATACATATTATGTTTGCTAGGTTGGATGAGTTTTACGGACAACCAAAAAACACTTGTAAAAATGCAATTAAAAAGAATTTAGAAATAAAAAGTATTAAAGATTTAAATCACGAGGAATTAAGTTACCTAGCAAGGTACACGGATAATATATTACTCGCTAACGGAATAGATATAGATGAAGAACACAAATAGAAACATAAAACAAAAGAAATGTAGATACTGCGAGAGTCTTTTTTACCCTATAAAGACAACTGCAATAGTATGTACATGGGAGTGCGCTCAATTACTCGCAAAAGAGAAAAGCGAAAAGAAGAAAGCGAAAGAGTGGAATGTTAGAAAAAAGGAATTGAAAGAGGGGTTAATGAGTTTGATGGATTGGATCAAGATTGCACAAACGCACGTTAATACGTACATTAATTTAAGAGATAAGGGTAAACCTTGTATAAGTTGTTTTAAACCTATTAGAGGTCGTGTAAATGCGTCACATTACTTTAATGCTAACAATCATTGGAATGTTAGATTTAATGAAGATAATATTCACAGCAGTTGCATTACGTGTAACCAGTATTTGTCAGGGAATCTAATCAATTACAGAATAGGTTTAATCGAAAGAATAGGTTTAGATCGTTTAGAACACTTGGAAAGCATAGCGAATGAAACTAGAAAGTTTACCATTCCAGAGGTAAAAGAGATCATTGAAACGTACAAAGAGAAAATTAAAACATTAAAAAATTCTTAAAAACATAACTTTTATTTGTTAGATAAGTTATTTATTATTATATTTGTGTATAATTTAAAATTAATGAAAATGAAAAGTATTTATTCAAAGTTACTGAATGCTAAAAAGAATATTGGCAAGGTAAAAAAGACAATGAAGAACGGACACTTCAAAAACACGTACGCTGACATTAATGCGTTGTTAGAAGTTGTTGAGCCTGTGTTATTAGAAAATGGTTTGTTATTGTTACAGCCTATTATTAACAACAAAGTGATCACTCAGATCATTGATGTTGAAACAGGTGAAAAGATTGAATCTATAATTGAACTAGATGGTAACCTTAACCCTCAACAAAGAGGTTCTCAAATAACTTACTACCGTCGTTATAGTTTACAAAGTGCTTTAAGTTTGGAAGTAATTGATGACGATGGGAACACAGCTAGTCAAAATATTACTAAAGTTAAACCAGCATTAAACGACAAAGGTTTTAGTCAAGCACTTGAAAGAATTATAAATGGTGAAGTAGAAATAGTAGCTAAGTTAAAAGAAACTTTTACACTTACACCAGCACAGGAAGTAGAACTTAGCGAAGTATTAAAATAATGGAATTAGATAGAAAAGACAAAGCAACTATAAAAATCATTGAGATATTTATAGAAGCACTCAAAGATGATTCTAGAGATAAATTAAGTAAATCGAATATGATATTAATGCTAGAAAGTATTAAATTTCATATTGAAGTATTAAAATAATGGAAACTAATTACGATATAGATTATGAAAGATATGAATACGAATGGTACAACTATGGAAAATAGTAAGATCAAAGAGATAAATCTACTAGCTTACAAATATCTAGAAGGATTAACGACAGGCGATCTAGGTAAATATAAATCATTAGATACAAAAGTTGTTATCTCAATAGTAGAAAGTATAATTGTAAATGCTGAATCTAACTACGAATATCATGAAAAAATAGAGAATATTAAAAGACAATCAGCAGTAAGCAATATTATTAACCAATTAAACAATTTATAAGATGAAAATTAGATGCTCAAGCCTTCCGAAAATCATGATTTCCCCTAGATCAAAAGGGGAAGTCTTATCCGAAACAGCTAAATCCGAAATGATAAAGATAGCAAAAGAGGATTTCTATGGCTATAGTTCTCAAATAACAAACAAATATGTCGAAAAGGGAATAGAAGTAGAAGATAAGTCAATAGAGCTATTAAACACAATCAAATTAGCAAACTACAAAAAGAATGATACTAGACTAGAAAATGATTTCTTAACAGGAGAATGCGACATTAACGATGAGACTAACGATGAAATAATAGACATCAAATCTTCATGGTCTTTAGAAACATTCCCAGCTTTACCAAGTGATATAAACATTAAAGACTACGAAATGCAGTTACGAGGTTACATGATGTTATATGGTCGAAGTAAAGCAAGTGTATGCTATTGTATGGTGAGTACTCCTGAATCTCTTACAACTTACGAAAACAAGTTATTGCATGAAGTAGATCACATAGATCCATTTACACGAGTAACCATGTTATCTATTGAAAGAGATTTAGAGATTGAAAAACAAATAGAAGAACGTTGCAAGGTAGCGATTGAATTCTATTATGATTATATTAGACAACTAGCAAATAAAAACGTATAGTTATGACATCAGCACAATGGTTATTGAAGATATTAGAAGCTCAAAAAAATGATCCTTTTAATTACCAAGAATGGTTGATAGCTTTTAACCATGCTTTAGAAATGGAGAGAGAGCAATTTGAAAAACTAAAAGATTTTGAAACATGGAAAGAATGGAAAGATTTATAATAATAGCAATGTGTTTTTTTTGTCTCAGTTCATTTTACGAAGCTACTTACTATGGTGGTAGCTTTCATGGAAACTACACTAAAAGCGGTGAAATATTTGATAAGAATAAATTAACAGCAGCATCAAATAAATTACCTTTAGGAGCTTTAATTAAAGTAACCAACAAAGAGAATGGAAAGAGTGTAGTAGTTAAGATTAATGACACAGGTGCAATGCCAAATCATGTAATAGATCTAAGCGAGAAAGCATTTAAAAAGATAGCAGATTTAAAAACAGGGCGTATTAAAGTAAAGGTAAATATAATCAAATGGAAAAGTTAATAATGATATTTATATATTTAGGACTCCCAGCACTAGGTATATGGTTATGGTATATAATAATACATTTTATAATTAAATTTTGGTAAACATGGAGATAAACATTCTACAAAAACAAATTCACAAAAGGGCAATGGAAAAAGGTTTCTACGATGCCCCGCACAACATAGGTATGGATCTTATGTTAATAGTATCGGAACTTGCTGAAGCATTAGAAGCAGATAGAAATCAAGATAGATGCGATTTAAAAGCATTTAACGAGGTTTTAATAAGTGAGCAATACGATTACGCTACTTGTTTTAAGAAGTATGTTCACAACACACTAGAAGATGAAATAGCAGATGCTTTTATAAGGTTGTTAGATTTCGCTGAGTGCTGGGGGATAGATCTACAAAGGCACGTTGAGTTAAAAATGGAGTACAATAAATCAAGACCTCGACTTCATGGGAAATCGTATTAAACCAAAATTCTCCAAACGAGAGCTAAGATTAAAAAGGGCAAAGCTAAGAGCTAACAAGTGCCACTTTAGAAATGATATTAAAAAACAAATAAATAATAATAACGATGACAACAACTGAACAAATTAAAGCCTTACAAAGCAAGTTAACAGGCGATTTAATGAACGATTGTGAGTTACACAATGAAATCTATAAGCTAAAACAACAACTAGCCTTAGAAGAAGGAATAACAATTGAGCAAGTAGATGAGCAAGATGATTATATTTGCGAAAATTGTGGGTCTTAATTGATACTAACGTTTTTCGGCTTGGCGAAGTTGCCGAACACAAAACTTTATTAGGATTACAAACTTTAAAAATTAGATAAAATGTCAAACGAAGCACAAAACGGCAATTTTGCCAAACCGATGTTAGTGGCTACCCTTTCTTCGGAATTGGTTACAAAGGCTAAAAATTATGCCATAAAATGCCACACAGAAACTAATCATAAATACGATGGAAAGCCTTACGAAACACACCTGAAAATGGTTGTGGATTATGCTTGTAAGTATGCCTATTTGATTGGCGATAATGTTTTAGAAGCTGTAATTGCATCTGCTTGGACACACGATACAATTGAGGATTGTAGGCAAACTTACAATGATGTAAAAACTGAATTAGGCGTTCAAGTTGCGGAGATTACCTATGCTCTTACAAATGAAAAAGGAAGAAGTAGAAAAGAAAGAGCAAACAGTTTTTACTACGATGGAATTAGAAACACACCATTTGCAGGATATGTAAAATTATGTGATAGGCTTGCAAACGCCAAATATTCTAAACAACAAGGTAGCAGAATGATTGAAGCATACCGAAAAGAACATAAGCATTTTATGGCAGAATTGTCTTGTGTCGGATTTCAACCAATGTGGGATGAACTTTCGGAGTTGCTGTCATAGGGTTGCCACTAACACAAAGATAAGAGCCGTTTTTAAATGGCTTTTATCAACTGTTAGGAGTAGTTTAATTAAATTTATAGAATGAAAATAGTATTAACTATAGAGGAAGATGAGTTTGGAGACCTGAATTCTGAATTAGTAGCAGAAGATATTGAAATATTGGAAGCACTAGAAATAATAAGAGAAGCTCAAGAGGAGCTATATATAAGTAGAATCAATTTAAACTAAAAACAAATGAGTGAAGTAAAAGGAACGATTAAAGAAATCAAAGCAACACAAGTAATAAGCGAAAAATATAGAAAAAGAGAATTTGTGTTAACCACAGATGATAAATACCCACAAGACGTACTATTTCAACTTTCACAAGATAATTGTGAATTAATAGATATTTTTAAAGCTGGTGATAAAGTAGTACTAGCGTATAATCTAAGAGGTAGAGGATGGGTTAATCCACAAGGTGAAACAAAATATTTTAATACATTGGAAGTATGGAAAATAAAATACCAAGATGAAACTATTAAACCTACCAAAGCAACAGGAATAGTTGAAAACTTTAAAGAGGACATGATTAATACAATGACTCAAGAAGCTGATTTGCCATTTTAAAATATATTACTATATTTGTAAAGCGCACAAGGGAGTAGTCGGTCAAACGTGATGTTGCTCCCTTTCTAATTTAAACTATATGACAAACATTATAATTAGCCTTTTCGTTGCCTTCATAGTTCACCAAGAGCTTAACTTTGGTTATTATGTAAGAAAATGGACAGGGACTAGGATTTCAAAACCAATTAAAGTATTAGATTGTTTTCCATGTTTCTCATTTTGGACAGCATTAATAATAAGTTTATTCACTCAGGACTATTTAGCTCCGCTAGCAGTCTTTTTAATAATTAAATTTTATGATAATAAGTAAAGAAGCATATGAGAGTTTTTTAAAAGTTAAAGAACTAATCAAAAGACCACAAATCAAGTATACAGATGAACAATTTCTATTGTTAAATGAAGTATATGCAGAGATAACAAAGAAGCCTTTAACAAAAGGTTGTGCAGGTTGTCTTGAAACAGGATTGAAGATTTTAAATAATTGGATGAATCTTTTTGAAGATGCAACTAGACTAGCATACGAAACTCAAGAAGTAGTTAAAAAAGTAAGAAAGAAAAAAGCATAAGACAATGGGAAAACATAAGTATATAGAAACACCCGAAAAACTATGGGAGTTGTTTGAAAGTTATGTTTTACACGAAAAACAAAACCCTATGTATAAAACAGAATACGTAGGTAAGGATGGAAGGACTGAATTAACACCTTTAGAGACTCCGATAACGTTTGAAGGCTTTGAATGTTACTTGATGGATAAAGGAATAATAGGAGATTTAGGAGATTATGCGAGTAATAAAAATGAAAAATACTCTGAATATTCCACTATCATTACACGTATAAGAAAAAATTGCTTTGTACACAACTTTAGAGGGGCTTCCGTTGGTTTGTTTAATGCTAATATTATAGCTAAAAAATTAGGGCTATCTGAGAAAGTAGAAACGCAGCAAACGATCGTTCAAAAGTTCGATTTTGATGGCAACGATTAAAGGATATAAACCACACGAAAAACAAAAAGAAATTCATAACTCTATAATCAATGAGAGTTATAAATACTACATTCTAAACATTGGTCGCCAATTTGGTAAAACCATGCTAGGAATAAACCAAATGTTATATTGGGCTATCAATCACAAGGGCTGTAATATTGCATGGGTTACACCTATCTATAAACAATCAAAGAAAGTATTTGATGAAATGGAAAAGGTCACTAAGTCAAGTGGCTTATTCGAGTACAATAGATCAGACTTAACAATAAGTGGTTTTAATTCTCAAATACAATTCTTTTCTGGTGAACGACCTGATAACATTCGAGGTAACACGTTCGACTATCTTATAGTGGATGAGATGGCATTCACACGTCCTGAGTTATGGAGTGAGGTGTTAAGTGCAACCGTATTAGTAAAAGGTAAGAAAGTAATATTTATTAGTACACCAAAAGGTAAGAACCACTTTTACCAATTATCCTTACAACCTAACTACGATAATCGTTACAAGTATTTCCATTATTCTAGTTATGACAATCCCATGATTGACGCTGAGGACTTAGAAGAACGTAAACGATCACTACCTAAACACATATTCGAACAGGAATATTTAGCAAAGTTCATAGACAATGCAAGTGGACTATTTAAGAACGTTGATTTATGTGTAATAGATAAAGCAGAACGAACGCAAAAACTTTTTGGAGGGTTAGATATAGGTAGAGCAGATGACTACACTGTATTGACTATTTTAAACAAAAACTATCAAATGGTATATGTTCAAAGGTGGCGTCAACAAGAATGGTCAAAGATAATAGATGAGGTTGCAAATAAGATAAGAGAGTATAATGCTGAAATATTTGTTGAGGTGAATAATCAAGGAGATGTATTCTTTGAAATGCTACAGAATAAAGTTTACAACAACGTACAACCTTATGTAACAACAACAGCAACTAAACCTATCATGATTGAAGATTTAGCGGTTCACTTTGAAAATAAAGATATAGGAATATTAAACGAGAATTGGCTAGTAGATGAATTAAACGCATTTACTTATATTTACAATGAGAAAACTAGGAGAGTACAATACGGAGCGCCACAAGGTGTACACGATGATGGTGTGATGTCTTTGGCACTTGCAGTACAATCGATTAAAAAAAATCAATATGGCTATTTTGAAGTATATTAATATTAAGGCACCGAAAACATTAAATGATTTAAGGATTAAACATCTTAAAGCTTTGACAAATGAAAAGTATCAAAAGGCAATGGACTTAGGTACAATTATCGAGTTTATATGTTTAATCACAGAGGCAAAAAGAAACGATTTAAACAAGGTTAACATATCAGAGTTAAGAAAAGTACACGAGCATTGTATAGGGTTGTTTAAAGACTTCCAATTAACGGAACCACGCAAAGAAATAACCATCTTAAATCAAACGTATGTACTTGTAGATCCAAGTAAAGTTGGAATAGGGTGGCACATTGATATAAGTAATTCAGACTTACAGAATGATCCTGGTAGGTTAGCCTCATTAATGTACATTGAAAAAGGAACTGTTTATGGTGAACTTGATGAAAATTTAAACATGAAGTATTCAAACCAAGAACGAGCGAAACTCTTTGAAGAACATTTGCCACTACCTGACTATTTAAACTTAGTCAGTTTTTTTTTGCGACAATCAATCGAATTAATGAGCAACTATACGGAAAGCAAGAAGATAAGAAAGAGTCTACTAAAAACAATGATAGGTTTGTTTGGGAGAAACTAATCCACTACTTAAGTAAAGAATATAATCAAACGTGGGAGCAGATTGTAAAATGGAATATATTTACGTTCAATCATAGGTTAAAATTTATTAACTTTACAAAGGAACAGGAAATAAAAACCATACAACGTGAACGACGCTGATATAATTAATAGTTTAGATTTTGGTAGGTCTGAAGATATTTTAAAAAATACTTCCGAAAATCCTATGACTGAGCTCTTATTAAGAATCACAAACGAACTTATAGAGGATTGGCGTAAACAATTAATTAATGACAAATCATACGCAACTGGAGATTTAGCTCAATCATTAAGACCTGCAACAATCAAACCTGATTTAATCGAAACAGCTGGAGCTAACCATTGGAAGTATATAAACTATGGTGTAAATGGTACTATAGTTAATAGGGGCGCACCAACACATGGACCAGCTCCAAAAGGAAACCTTTCATTTTATCAGGCTATTAAGAAATGGTTATACGATAAAGGTATACAACCACCTGAAGGCTACACTATAGAGCAATATGCTGGAATGATTAAGAATAGTGTACGTATGAATGGTATTGAAGCGACTCACTTCTTTGATAAGGTACTAACAAGACAAAGAGTAGATGAAATGAGCAAAAGAGTTTCAGACCTAGCTGGTCAAGCAATAAGAACGATAATTAAAAAACCTAAATAATGGCAGTAACGATTACCCAAACACCTGACAAGTATACACCTAGCGATAATCCTATTGTGTACGCTTTTAAGCAACCACTAAGTATAAGTGGTAACACGAAATACAATGTTTCATTCGTTGTTAAAACGTTTGTTAATGGGGCTGAAATAGGCACGTTTGAGATATTCCCTGAGTTGACTGGCGCAACTGATCACTTTGGAAAGATAGATTTGAGTGACAAAGTGAGAGCTTATATACCTAATCATTCAGTTAGTACAATAGGATCTTCGGCATCTTTACCATTCTTATACGACACTCAGAATTACGTAGAAACTTATATAGAGATCCGAGAAAAGTATTCGATATTTACTGAGGTAGATCCTGAAATACAAGCAGCGATAACTACTAGTAGTGTAACTATTCCGTTTAAGGGATCTTTAAGTAGAAATGAATTTGCTACATGGGACTATTCCAATTATAAGAAAGGTGGGTTGTCAAGACAATTCTTAACAGACAAGAGTTATACAAGTGCTTATGGTGTTACTTCTTACACAGCAACAGAAAAGAAAGGGTATACAACTATACTATCTTATTTTGATAACTCTGATACTGACACACCAACTAGTTATTATGTGAAATTCATTTATCAAATACCAAGTGGTAATATAACACAAACAAATCTTTTTGATAGCGGTAATCAAGGAAGTATTTCTGCTATACGTTTCAATTTACAAGAACAGTTAGATTTAGGTCATATAACACAAGCTACTTATGACAATTGTACAGGTGTAATCATAGCAGTACAAGACTTATCTAACGTTGGGAGAATGGGATTATACACTATTTATTTCTCAGATGCTTGTTTTGACAAAGGTGCTAATTTGCTATGGTTAAACAAATACGGATCATACGATAATTATAGATTTACATACAACTCACGTATCTCAGCGAAGATAGAAAGCAAATCATTTTCTAAAAGACAAGGCGAATGGTACGCAGCTAATAATACTTATAACGTAAACAATAACACGTTTGGTAAGATTGACTACTTAAAGACCATCACAAAGCAGTTAGAACTATCTTCTGATTGGTTAACTGAGGATCAACAAGCGTACGTAGTAAACTTATACGAAAGTCCTCTAGTTTATATTAATGAAGGTACAGAAGTAGAAAACGTATCCATCACTAACTCGGCATACCAATTAAAACAAATCGAACATGACGAGCTATTTAATGAAATAGTTAACATTGAATTCACTGATAAAAAATCAATAACACTATGAATACTAGGTTAGTAGTTAATGGGTATGAGTTAGACTTGTCTCAAGACATCGCAGTACCTTTAAACCTTTCGATTACGGATATTAAAGAGCCTGAGAAAAGAAAGAGATCATTCTCAAAGACTCTAACGTTAGAAGGTACGAGTAATAACCTAGCTTTCTTTATTGCTGCTTATTCGTTGGATGTAAACATAAATGAAAGTACTAATATTCAATTCACACCAAACAAGAGATACGACTGCGAATTCTTTAAGAATGACTTGAGGATATTTAAAGGTAAATTCAAACTAAATGAGGTTAAGATATTACAAGGGAACTACTCATTTGATTGTAACCTTATAAGTGATGCAGTTGATATTTTTGCTAAACTTAAAGATAAGAAACTAAATGAGCTTGATTGGTCGGAGTACGATCACTTACTAACTAGAGATAACGTAATCAAGTCTTGGAGTGAAGGTATAAAGTTAAACGGAGTAGATAATAGAAACTTTGGAGCTGATACTAGAGGATATCAACCTAAATCATACGGATATATTTATCCGATTGTAGACTATGGTTATATTAAGCCAAATAACAACTCACCTTTGAACTTTAAAATAAACCAACTATTCCCATTCATCTACGTAAAAGAAGCGGTTAAAAAATGCTTAGATTACGCTTTACAAGACACTAATATAGAAGTTGATTACACTACTACTTTCTTCAATAACGAAAACATGAAGAAGTTGATATATGGCTATGGTGGTGGAGAGCAGATAAAATTTAACCAAACTCAGCTCGATAGTTTTAAAGTTGATTTAAATGGAGGGTTGAATAGCCAAACGATAAATGGTACTAAATATTATGTAACAAATTCTTTTGGGACTTCATTTGCAGGATACGAATTTAATAGAACACATTACATAATTAAAGAAATGGCTTTTAGTAGCCCAGCTATATTTGATGTAAATTACATTAATACAAATACAGGGGAGATAACAATAAATGCTGGTGCAAAATACAAGGTTACATTTTCAGCAGATCTGTATTTTAATTATACAGGGAATGGTGGTACGAATGACAAAAAACGAATGGATATATTAGTAAATGGTATATCTGTTGCTAACAAAATGTTAAACTATAATAAAAATGTTACAGTAAACACTATACTTACAGCGGATATAAATTTAAAGGCTGGTGATAAATTAAAATTTCAATTCACATTTTACGAAAAAACAAAAGAAGATACAACAGTTGATTATGATTTTAACAATATAAACATTTTACTAGAAGCTGATAAAAATGCTGTTGTTACAGATGGATCGCCGATTAGTTTAAATTTAGCAATTCCAGACATTAAATGTTCTGAATTTCTAAGAGGGATTTTCAACTTGTTTTATGCTTATATGAGTGATGCGATTTATGATCCTATCACGAATAAGTCTACTTTAACGATAAATAGCTTTATTAACTTCTACGTTTTACAGGATGAATACGACAATTGGACTGATTTAGTAGATGAAAGCAAGGATATTACCATTCAATCTAATAGTTTAGTAGAGGGTAATATATACACATACAAGTTTAGTGATGAAAAAGACTTCCTAAACACGAAATATAGGGACTTAATTGGTATAAATTATGGGGAAAAACAACTAGAAATAGACACATGGTTGAATGGAGTTGTTAAATTTGAGCTACCTTTTAATACTTATGTGCCTTATAAAATCAATAATAGCCAATTAATTTACCCTTTGGTAGTCGAACAAACAACAGATTCTAATAATGTAACAGTAACTAAGCCTTATAAGGGTAAAGGAATGCTAACATTTTACAATGGGTTAAGAAGTGGAGTTGTGAATATCTACGATGTAGAGGATGCAGGTGGTACTTATACTATTAAATATGACTTTCCTTTAATACACCATTTACGTTTTAAAAATAGTAATTCATTCGAGCCTTTATTTGATTTACACTTTGCGCCTAGAGCTGAAACATTTGACGACATTTACGCTGTGCCTGAGAATGCTAACACATTTGAAGTATATCATAGAAAATTTGTAAATGAAATTACTTCTATTGATAGTAAATTAGTAACTTTATACCTTAAGTTATCATATAAAGATATTAACGAATTGGACTTTGCTAAACTAAAAATGATTGATGGTGTTCTTTACAGATTGAACACTATTAAAGATTTCGATTCAGATGCCTACGGAACTACGGAAGTTGAACTATTAAAATATCTAGGATAATGGCTATCGTTAATGTAAAGCAATACGAGGACTACATTCTACAATATTGGGATGTTAGTGTTACAGATAATTGGTATAATGGAAGTTATATAGAGGTCAATGCAGACGATACTACAACAGGTGAATTTAATACTCAGTTAATTGTAACAGCTCAAGGAGTTGGAACGTACGCTGCTAGTATTTGCGACAATGCAACCGATGGAGGTAAGTCAGATTGGTATCTACCTTCTACAGAAGAGTTAGTTGCTTTATTTAATTCAGGCGTAACTATGCCAAATATAGCATGGAGTTCTACAGAAATAGATGGAACGAATGCTTATGTAGTAGACTTAGATACAGGTGATATATTAACATATGATAAAAATGGTAGCGCACTTATATTTAAGGTAAGAAAAGAATATACTACTACCTTTGTAAGCGTAGATAAGATGAAATTACAAAGTAAAAATGCGCCAATTTTAAGAGGTGGTGAAAATAACGCTGACGAAGATGTATATAAAATGTTAGGAGGTGTAAATGGTATAAGTAAAAATTCAAATATATTGACAAATGAGTGACGAAACAAGAAGGATAATTATTAAGAAGGGAGCGGGAACTCCGACAATCCCAACAAGCGCAGACCATAGAGATGGTTCATGGTTGGCTACTGATATTTACGAGGGTGAATTTTACCTAAATACTTTAACAGGTGAAGTATATACTAATGCTAGTGGTGTTATTACTAACTTAACAAACATAACAACAGCGTCAACTAATAGAGTTCAGCATCAGGTCAAACTTGCTGAGAATATGACTAAAGGTCAAGCTGGTTATATTAGCGGAGCAAATGGTACTAATATGCTATTATCTAAAGCTGATAATACAACCGATTCAATGAGTTCTAAAACAATGGGACTTATTGATGCTACAGGTGTAACTAATGACTTTGTAAATATAGTTACAGAAGGTTTATTAAGTTCTTTAAATACTAACTCTGCTACTATTGGAGATCCTGTATGGTTAGGTACTAGTGGCAACTTACTTTATGGTGTAGCTAATAAACCAGTAGCGCCTGCTCACATGGTTTTTCTTGGAATAGTTACAAGAGTTTCAGCAACGAATGGAGAGATTTTCGTTAAGGTACAAAATGGTTTTGAATTAGAAGAATTACACAATGTTTTGATAGTTGCAGAAACGGATAAAGATTTACTTTATTACGATCAGGCTAGTACACTTTGGAAAAATGCAACTATTAGCGAGATATTAGGATATACACCTTCTCAATCTTATGATATTCCTGAGTGGAAACCTAACGAAACTTTTAGAGGTGTAGAATTCTCAAATAACTCAACAACAGTAACAACTTCTGGAGGTGTAACGATGTCAACTTCTGCAAGTGCATTAGCTCAATCTGTAGCATCAACAAACTACGCTACAAAACAAATTAGGTTACGTTATGCAGCGTCTGTAGTGTCAACAGGTAGGTATACAGGCACAAGAGGTTCTGCATTATTATGGTATATTGGTGGAGGTTTTAGATTTGTTTGTGATGTTCATATTTCAGATTCAGCTTATGGTAGTGGGTGTAGACAATTTTATGGATTACAAGGATCAACAGCTGATTTAACATATAATGATACTGTTTTAGTAAACTCATTAATTAATTGTATTGGTGTGGGAAGTGAAGCAGCAGATGCTAATTTACAAGTATTTTACAACGATGGAACAGGAACGTGTTCAAAAACAGATTTAGGGGCTAACTTTCCATCTAATAGAACATCAGGAGCTGCTATGACTACTGTGTATTCAATAGAAATATATAACGCTAGTGGAAGTAATAACGTATATTACAAGGTTATAAATAAAGAAACAGGATCAACAGCACGAGGTACTTTAACAACTGACTTACCAGCAACTACACAAGGATTAAATTTCTTTGCATCTCGTTGTATGGGTGGAGCAATTACTAACACAGGTCAATTTGACTTATTAAAATTAGGAGTTTATTCTTTATAATATGGAAACATTTACACTAACATCAGAAACGATTACCTTATCGGATGGTAATTTTAATATTATGGTTATGCCTAATATGGATATACACCACTACTGCCACGCTTACAAATATGTAGAAAGTGGTAGTTTAACACCAACATTAATAAGTGATTTTATTACAGAACAGACTCCATTATTATTCGCAGAATTTCAAGCTATGGACAACGTGCCACAAGCAGTAAAAGATAATTATACTTTATAAGATGGCACAAGAAGAAATAATATTTAAGTTAGGAGTTGACACAGGTGACTCGGTTCAAGACGTTAACAAGGTAGGAGACGCCATTGAAAACGTAGGTAAAGACGCAAAGAAAGCAGATGGATCTTTTGTTAACCTACGTAAGGAGTTAAAACAACTTACTATTCAGTTACAAAACCTAGACCCTGCTAGTAAAGAGTTTGAACAAGTAGCTGCTAGGGCTGGTCAAATCAAAGAACAAATGCGAGGCGTTGCAGATGCTATCAACGATGCAGATCCAGAAAAGTTTGGTGGTAAGTTTCAACGAACAGCAGAAGGTATTGCAGGAGCTTTCTCAGCGGTTACAGGCGCACAAGCGTTGTTCGGTCAACAATCGGAGGAGATTGAAAAACAAATGTTAAAAGTTCAAGGTGCTATTGCTTTAACACAAGGCATTAGTGCTATGAAAGAGCTTAAAAACGATGCTACTGATTTGGCTATGTCTGTTAAAGGAACGGTTGTAAATGCATTTAAATCATTAACTACAGCTGAAATGATTAATGCTGCTGAAACAGGTTCATTAACACTATTACAAAAGGGTTATGCAATTGCAGTAGGTACGTCAACAGGTGCTATGAAGGCTTTTAGAATAGCTTTAGCAGCGACAGGAATAGGTTTATTAGTTGTGGCTTTAGGTTTTCTAGTTGAAAAAATGATGTCTTATATGTCATCTACTGACAGCGCAACTAAAGCACAAGACAGACTAACAGCATCCACTAAACGATTCAATGCAGAACGTGAACGAATGAATAAAAAACTAAACGATTCTATTGAGTTTGAAAAGAATTATGCAAAAGCGGTCGGGGCTAGTGAGGAAAAAATCTACGAAATAGAAAAACAAGGTTTCAAAAAACGTGAAGCACAAAGAGAAAGTGATTACTGGGCAAACTTACAACGAATTTCAACACTAAGAGAAAAAAAGAAAAATGCTTTGAATGCTGAAAACATGGATTTAGTTAAGTCCATAAATGAAGAAATAACAAATATTAAGACTAAAAACAACGAGTTAATAGATTTAAAATATCAATTACAAAGAGAAGAAAAGGTTTTAACAGCACAACACAACACTGACTTAAAAAAAGAGCAAAACGACGCTAATAAAGAAGCACTAGCAAAACAAAAAGAAGCTAGTCAGAAATCAAAAGAACTAAGAGAACAGGATGCAAGAGAACAACTTGATTTAAGACGAAAAATAAAAGACTTGTTTATAGCTAATATTGTTGATGTAAATAAAAGGGAAAAAGAAGAATTATTAGAAAGACAAAAGCGTGAACGTGAAGATTTAAAAAGGCAATATCAAGATAAAGAGCAGTATGGGCAACTTGAAAAAGAATTAAAAATTAAACAAGGAAATGAAAGAAAAGAATTAGAAAAAAAACAAGGTGAAGAGTCTAGACAGATATTATTAGATAATCAAAACAAAGTACTTGACGATCAGAAAGCAATATTAGAAGCTGAGATAATTAAGAATGCTGAAAATTTTGCTATTAAACAACAACGACAACTAGAACTTGAAAATACCGACTATGAGCAAAAGAAACTAAATGCTAAGGACAATAAAGCACAATTAGAATTAATAGAAGCTCAACACACTTCCAATATTAAAGCTATAAATAAAGAAGCTACCGACTATCAGAAGATGTTAGATGAGGAGTTGAAAAATGCTAAAATGAGTTTAGTAGAACAGACTTCTAATATGTTCGGTGAACTAGCAAACTCAGCTAAACAAGGAAGTGCAATTCAAAAAGCATTTGCAGTTACTCAATTGACTATTGACACAGCTAAATCAATTTCTTCTGTAATCGCAGGAGCAACAGCGGCCGCAGCCGCAGGAGGACCAGCAGCACCATTCTTAATTGGTGGTTATATTGCAAGTGGTATTGCAACAGTGACTAAAGCTATGAGTACTGCGAAAAAATTACTAGCAGCACCTATGCCAAGTGTACAGCCACCTAGTGCCAATAGACCTACAGATAACGTACAAGGTACACAACAAGGCACAGAGCAAACAATTAAAGCACAAAGTACCTATAAAGTTGTAGTAGTAGATTCAGACATTACCAAAATGCAGGATAAGACAAAAAAAGTTAATGCAATAAGCACTATTTAATAAAATTTTAATATATTTACAAAAACGTTCTTTTTTATGTTACCTTTTTACGAATTGGTTATAGATGAGTCTGATGATACAGGTGTTGATTTTAACGCATTTGTACTACGACCTGCTCATGGTAAACCTTACTTTGCCTTTAATAAAGAGCAAAAGATTCAGTATTTTTTCAATGAAGAAAAAAGAATAGTTACAGGTGTAATGATGAGTGCTAACACTCCTATATACCGAAGCAATCCTGATAGATTTGTACTATTTAAAGAGGAAACAATTAGAGCAATAAGAACGAAATTCCACAAAAACGGATTTTCCAACAACGTTAATGAAGAACACAACCCTGATCTAAAACTAGATGGGGTTAATATGATTTCTAGTTATATCGTTTCACACCCTTCACATATTCCTAGTCAATTTAAAGCAATGAATTTACAAAATGGTACATGGATAGCGTCATATAAAATTAACAATCCTATAGTGTGGAATAAGATAAAAAAAGGGGAATTCAGTGGGTATTCTGTTGAAGGATATTTTGACCAAAAAGAAATTAAATTAAAACAAATATGAGTAAACCAATGAAATCAATCTTTGACTTCTTTAAAAAAGAGGAAGAGATTAAAGTAACGTTTGCTGAGATCACAACTATTGATGGTGTGGTTATGCAATACGAAGGAGATTTAGTTGAAGGTTCAGCGGTATTCGTTTTGGATGCAGAAGGTAATCAAATACCTGCACCTGAAGGTCAATACCAAGTTGAATTGGAAGGAATCAAAATCGTAAACGTAGATGTAAACGGAATTGTTACAGCTATTGAAGATGTAGCAGTAGAAGAAGAACCTATGTCTGAAGAAGAGCCTGTTAATGAAATGATGTCAAAACAAGAATTTGACGCTATCATTCAACAAGTGATTACTGACACGGATGCACGTATTACAGCATTAGAAAGCAAGTTTGCTGAATTGTTGGAAGTAAAAGAAAGCAAGTTCAAAGACGAAAGAAAAAAAGTTGAATTGTCGAAAGAACTTACAGTAAAAGAAATATTAACTAAAAAATAAAAATCAAATGTCAATCAAAAGAACATTAAAAGAAAAGTTCGGTTACGATGTATCAGGACTTGCAGCATGGAAAGACAACACACTTCCTAACATCACTCCTGACTTAGTATCTACTTCAAGATTCTTAGAAAAACTTATGTTAGAAGAAGGTGTAAAAGGTTCTCGTGAAATCGCTTTATTATCTTCATCTGTAGCATTACAAGCAAAAGCAGCGTGTACACCTTCACCAGATGGTTCAGTAGTTTTCACTGAAAAAGTTTTAACGACTAAGCCTTTATACATGGGTGTTGAGTTTTGTAATGAAACTTTGAATACTAAAATGACTCAAGTATTGAATGCTTTGGGAATGAAAAACCAAGATGGTCAATTACCTGCACCTTTGGAGACTATCCTTATGGCATACTTAACTAAACAATTACAGAAAAAAGCTGAGCGTTTAGTATGGTTAGGTGACACTGCATCATTGGATACTGAGTTAGTACACTTTGATGGTTTAGTTAAAGCATTAAAAGCTGATACAGCGGTTTTAAAAACTACTACTACATTTGCTACTATTACAACATCTAATGGTTATGATGCAGCTTATGAAGTATTCACTAAAATTCCTGCTGAGATTTTCGACAACCAAATGGAAGTTGCTTTATATACAGGAAGAACTGAGGCTTTAGCTATCATTTCTGATTGGAATGCTTCTAATGCTTACGATCGTATTCAATACACTTCAGAAGGTGGTTCTATTCGTTTCATTTTACCACAAACAAATGTAGAGGTTATTACTGTACCTGCATTAGATGGTCAAAACGAAATCTTTGCTATCCCTACTTCATTAGTTTTCTTAGGTGTTGATGCGAGAGAAGATGAGAACTTCGATATCAAATACGATGCTTACAACGAGAAGTTAAAAGTTGATACTTCTTTCAGATTGGGTGTTCAATATGTATTCCCTCAATACTTTGTAAGAGTTAAAAGAGCTTAATTATTAACCATTAAGGGAGCGTAAAAACTCCCTTTTTAAAATATTTATATTATGTGCGAATTAAGTGCTGGATTTAATGCTTTAAATTGTGACTCCGCTGGTGGTATTGCTACCTTATATATCGGATCACTAAGAGATGGAACTACAGGAGCTGCTAACTATACGTATACACGTACAGCTGGTGAGCTTACTGCTATGGCTAATGTTGGAGCTAAATTATTTTATACAGTTACTGTAGATGCTGAGATGTCTGACTTTGTGGTGAATGCAATCGGTTCACGTGAAAACGCTTCTACTGCTTTTGAAATCACTGGAAACATCAAATTAGCTGGAAATACTGCAGCTATGATTGAACAACTAGAAAAACTTTCAAAAGACAGAGTATGTGTAATCGCTAAATTAAACGATGGTACAAATGAAGTATTAGGTTTAGATAATGGATGTAAATTCTTATTCAATCGTACCTCAGGGACTAAGTTTGACGACATGAATGGTGTTACTTTGACTTTCTCTGGGCGTGAAAAGAAAAATGCTCCGAAAGTTAGTGATGTAATCGTTGCAGCTTTATTAGTATAATCTAAAAATCAATAAATTTAAGGGGGTTATTAGTTTAATCCCCTTTTTTAATACTTAAAATCATGGAATATAAAGAAGAATTTAAAGACCAATCAGTTTGGATTGATAAAATAAAGGGTTTTTTAGTGGCAAATGAAGAAAATAAAGAAATTTTATTTAAACTATTGCCTAATATTTTTGTAGAAATAACTAACTTTAACGAAGTAAAACCTGTAAAACGTGTTCTTTCTAGTAGAAAAAAATCAAAATAACTCAATTTGCTTGACTCTAACTGAGAAAGCGAATGATAATTACCCTGATATTTGGTTGTTTAGGTTTGTAAACGAGCAATCTAAGAAAGAATATTACTGCAATCTTACCGATTTATCCACCACAAAGAAAAGATTTAACCTGTTTAATTTATACGAGGGTACTAGTATTACTTTACCTTTGGGTGATTATACGTATTATGTTTATCAAATGGAGATAGTCGAAGAGGAAAACTATAATCTAGGCATACTTTGTGAACAAGGGAAAGCGAGAGTTAAAACTGATTCTACTGCTATACCTACTTTCACACAAACAACCACAATAAAGAATATTTATGAGTGATAATTATATATTTAGGGAAGCTAAAATTCCTTTACCAATCGAGAAACAAAAAGCTGGTCAAACTTGGATTAGTTGGGGAGAACAAAACGATTATCCTCAGTTTTTAATTGGACTATACTACAATAGTTCAATACATCAGGGGATAGTTAACTCTAAGGTTAAGTATATCGCTTCAAGTGGTCTTGATTCACAAACTAACGATATTCAAAAATGGGAACTTATAAAGAAAAACGGAAATGCTCCTTTTTCACTAGATGAAATTTCATTAATGGTTGCAAAAGATTTTGAGTTATTAGATTCATTTGCTATCATGTTTAGAAAAAACCCTATTTCCAAGTTTTGGGATATGCATCACGTTTCAACTGAACTGATTCGTAAAGGTGAGGACTCTAGTTTCTTTTATTACTCAGAGAATTGGAAGGACAGAGTACAAACAGAAGAAAAAACAGGTTTTAAAAAGATCAAGAACATTGAAGATTTAAGCCTTGAAGATAAAGAATGCTTATTATATGTTAGCTCACGTTCTAAGCAACATATTTTAGATGAGAAAACAGGTTTATTAACTAAGTCTGTTTATCCTATTCCTTCATATAGTGGTGCAATTAAATCAATTATGGCATCTATTGAAATGAATTACTTTAGATATTCCGAGGTTGTGAATAGTTTCAAAGGTGGCACAATGATTAATATTCCAACGGGTGCGCCTGATAATGAACATGACAAGAAAAAACTAATAGCACAATTAAAAGGAGATGCAAGTGACAGAGATAAACAAGGAGGGATCGTAGTTACATTTTCAAGAGGTTCAGAAAACGCTCCTACGGTTACGCAAATAAACGGAAATAACTTAGATCAACGATACTTATTAACTCAAGAAAGTATAGTAGACGATATCATGGTAGGACATAGTGTAATAAGTCCGACTTTATTTTCAATAAAAACAGCTGGTCAATTAGGAGGATCAAGTGAGCTTGAAACAGCGTATCAATTGTTTATGAATAATTACGCACTAGAACGTCAAAAGATAATCACAGATGCTTTGGAATACGCTCATTATACTCTTAATTCATTTGTTGGTGATATATTCTTCCAAAATAAACCATTAAATCTTAGTGGTAAAACAGAAGAAGTTTCAGAGGTTGCTAAAAAGATTAGCGTATTAGAGCCTACTATACAACAAGTGATTTTACAGAAGTTAACAGTAAACGAATTACGTTCTATTGCTGGTTTAAATCCTGTACCAAACGGAGATGTGATTCAACAATCATTTAAAAACGAAATAAGCGATGATACCGTTATTAGTTGGTTTTCTGAATTAGGACGCACGGAATACAACGAGGTATTTTCACAAGAGGTCAAAGACTTTACTAAACTTGAAATGTCTGAAAAGGAACTACTTTCTAAATACTCTTTCGCTAACGACTTAACAGAGGACCAGTTGAAGATAGTTGAGATGATTAACAACGGAGAAAGCTATGGTTCAATCGTTAAAGCTATAGACAAAGGTGCAACATATGTATCTAGGCAATTAGTAGAGTTGGAAAAGTTGGGAATGATTAAAGGGTTTGAACTTACACCAAAAGGTAAATCAAATGTTGGTGAAGTATCATTTGAGGTTGTTTACCAATATAGAGAGAGGGAAGGAATTCCTCCGTTACAGCCAGGCGGTTCTAGTAGACCTTTCTGTAAAAATCTACTAGACTTAAAAAGAGTATTCACACGTGAAGAAATAAACATGATTACAGCACGTTTAAAAGCAAACGGAATAGATAGAGATGTTTGGGAATACAAAGGTGGCTGGTAT